GCCGAGATCCAGACCGCCGGAAAACGCGGCCTGGTGCGCATCACCGACCTGACCGGCGGCGCAGCACCGGAAACGCCTACGGCGACCGAGGACGCCGGAACCGATGAGGCCAAGACCACCAGCAAGCGGAGGAAATAACCATGCCGACCTATCTATCGCCCGGGATTTACACCCGGGAAACGGATTTCAGTTTCTATGTGAAGCAGATCTCGACTTCGTCGGCCGCCATGGTCGGGGTGGCCGAGAAAGGCCCGATCAACAAGCCCATACTGGTGACGAGCTGGGAGCAATTCATCAACCGTTTCGGCTCCTACATCAATGAGAGCTATCTGGCCTACGCCGCCCGGGCGTTTTTCGACAACGGTGGCTCGGTCCTCTATGTCATCCGCATTGCCCATCTCACCGATCCCACCGACCGGGACACGCTGACGGCGCTCAAGTCTTCCATCGTCCTGCAGAACCGGGAGGCCACGCCCGCCGACGCCCTGCGAATCGAAGCCGTGAACGAAGGCGTATGGGGCGACCGGCTCTCCGTCTCCATCGAGGACGGTTCCCTCGATCCGGCCAACCATTTCAACCTGGTGGTCCGGCACAAAGGCGATGTGGTCGAGGTATTCAAGGACCTGAGCATGGACGAGACGCTGCCCAACCATGTGGAGCTGGCGATCAACGACCGCTCGGATTTCATCCTGGTCCAGGATCTGGCAGCAGCAATGGGAACACCCGGCGACCGTCCGGCATTGGGCGGTTTCACGCTCAGCGGCGGTGACAACGGGCTGACCGATGTGGCCGATGCGGATTTCATCGGCGATCCCTCGCAGCATACCGGCCTCTATGGCTTTGACGAGATCGACGCCCTGAACCTGCTGATGGTCCCCGGCGTCACCACAGTGCCGGTCATCAATGCCGGAATCGCCTATGCCGAGGGGCGCAAGGATCTGCTGTTCATCGGCGACACGCCCATACACCTGGAGCCGCTCGAAGCGGTCGACTTCCGCAAGGGACAAGGGATGTACAGCCACGCGGCCTTCAACTCCTCCTACGCGGCGCTCTATTACCCCTGGCTGGAGATCAGCGATCCGGTGAACTCGCGCAAGAAGCTGGTGCCGCCCTGTGGCGCGGTGGCGGGATGCATCGCCCGCAGCGACCAGAAGACCAACGTCTGGAACGCGCCCGCCGGTATCGACCGTGGCCGCATCTTCAACACGCTCTCCTTGGCCTACAAGACCAGCCGAGGCGAACGCGATGTGCTTTATCCGGAGGGGGTCAACGTGATTGCCGTGTTCCCCGACACCGGCATTAACATCTGGGGGCAGAAGACGCTGCAGAGCCAGCCCTCGGCCGTGGACCGCATCAACGTCCGCCGTCTGATGATGTTCATGGAGGAAGCCATCTCGGAATCCTCCCGCTTCGTGGTGTTCGAGCCGAACCATCCGCAGACCTGGCGTGCCCTCGGCCGCCTGATCAACCCCTTCCTGCAAGACATCAAGGACAAGGGTGGTCTCTACGACTTCGCCTTCCAATGCGACGAGGAGACCAACACTCCGGCGGTCATCGACCGTAACGAAATGGTGGCCCGCGTGTTCGTCAAGCCGACCAAGACGGCGGAGTTCATTGAGTTGAACTTCATCCTGACCAGCACCGGCGCGGACTTTAAAGAAATCATCTAACAGGAGAACAAGGCTATGAGAAGCGGAAATATGCCCAAGAGCCTTTACCAGAACTGGCAGTTCGCCATCGAGGTAAACGGCTTCGACGTGGCCCTGTTCCACAAGGGACAGGAGCCCAAAACGGAATTCGAGGAAGTGGCTTTCGCCCCGGCCGGTTCGATGTTCGATCAAAAGGTGGCTGGCCGGGTCAAGTTCGAGGATATCACCCTCGAGAAAGGAAACCTGCAGGACGGCTCCGACGAGGCTGCCCGGGAATGGATCAAGAAACAGGTGGACGTAAATGCCGTCACCGGCGGCCTTCCGGCCGACTACATGCGCGATATCGACGTTGTCCGTTACGACCGCACCGGTAACGAGACCCGCCGCTGGACCCTGCACGGGGCCTGGGTCAAGGCGCTCGAATACGACGAGCTTGAAGGCGGCAACACCGAAAACACCATCGAGAAGCTGACCATCTGCTTCCAGTACTGGACCTAAACCGGAGGATCAACCATGTACAGCTTTGAACTGCCAAGCGGCATTGAACTCGAGCTCCGGGAGATGACCGGTGCCGAAGAAGAATTACTGACCAACCAGCGCCTGATCCGTTCCGGAGAGGCGATCAATCAGGTGCTTCGCAACTGTTTCGTGAAGCTAGGCGACAAGACCGATCCGGATATCGGCGAGGTGATGAACCTGTTGTCGGGAGACCGTCTTTTTGCCCTGGTCCGCCTGCGTCAGATCTCTCTCGGTGACGAGGTGGAGCTGGAGCTGAGCTGCCCCAACACCGCCTGCCGCATGACCAACTACGTGACCGTCAACCTCGAAGAGCTGAAGGTCACGCCTTACGGGGAACAGCGGGAGTTCGAATTCAAACTGCCCGGCTCGAAGAAAGCCGTTCGTTTCGGCTATCTCGATGGCAACAAGGAAAAACGCCTTGCCAACCTGCGTGAGCCGAATATCACTTCGGCCATGCTGATCCGGATTTTCGACATCGACGGCAAGGCACCCACCAAGAAAAGCCTGGCGGAAATGTCGATGCGCGACCGCAGCACCCTGCGCCAGGAGATGTCGCGGGTGGACGCCGGAATCGACACCTCGGTCGAGATGGAATGCGACGGCTGCGGCACCCGTATCCGTACCCGCCTGGAGGCGGAACCGGCTTTTTTGTTCCCCGGAGTTCGCTTGTAAGCGACGTTTTTTTTCTCGCTTACGGCGGACTGCACTGGGGCTATTCGGAAACCCGCTCACTGCCGCTCGGAGTCAGGCGACAGTTCGTCGAGGCTCTTGAGCGGCAGCTTGATTTTGAACGAGAGCAAACGGAACGGCATAAATGAACGGTGATCTCGGACTGGGCATAGTGGTATCGATGAAGGATGCGTTTTCGCAGAACGCGCAGCGCGTCCGTGGTTCCATGATGGATCTGGACTCCACCGTGGCTGATGCCAGCGAGCGGATGACCCGCAATCTGGATCGCATCCAGCAAGGCACCATGATGCTGGGGGCTGGATTGGCCCTGATGGCCGTGCCCGCCGCCCTGGTCGCCTCCACCGCCGCGACTCAAAAGGCACTGGGTGAGCTGGCATCGCTGGGCGTTCAGGATCTGCGGGCCATCGAAGATGCCGCCGAATCCTTCACCAACCAATGGTCCGGTGCCGATAAGGCCGCCTTTGTGGCCGCCACCTACGACGTGAAATCGGCCCTGTCCAACCTGAGCGACGAGGCCGTGGGTGTTTTCACTTCCATGGCCGCCATGACCGCAAAGGCAACCAAGGCCACCACCCAGGAGATGGTGGGCACCTTCACAACGGCCTACGGGATTTTCAAACCCATCATGGCCGACATGACCGACATGGAATGGGCGGCCGCCTTTTCCGGGGCCATGGCGCAGACAGTGGCCTCGTTCAAGACCAACGGCACCCAGATGGCGGACGCCATCAAAAACATCGGTGCGGTCGCGGCGGCGAGCAACATCCCGCTAAACGAGCAGCTCGCCGTGCTTGGTCAGCTTCAAACCACTATGCCCGGTTCCGAGGCGGGCACGCTGTACAAGGCGTTCATCATGAAGGCCGCCGAGGCGGGTGATGAACTCGGCCTGTCCTTCACCGACACCAGCGGCCGCCTCAAGGGCGTGGTTCCCATCCTGCAGGAGATCAAGCGCCAGTTTCCCGATCTTTCCAACGCCGCCGCGCAGGTGAAACTGAAAAAAGCTTTCGGCTCCGACGAGGCGGTTAAATTCCTGTTGCAGATGTCGGCGGGAGTGGATTCCCTCGAGGGCAGTATCCAGTCGGTTGGTCGCGCCATGAAAACCGGCACGGTGGTCACCGAACAGATGGCCGACGCCATGAACCAGGACATCGGAGCCCGGTTCGTGCTCGTGCGCCAGCAGATGGCCAACCTCAGTGAAATTCTGGGACGCACCTTGCTGCCGGTGGTGACGCCGGTCTTGGGCGGCATCTCCCGCGTCATTCTCTCCCTGCAGCGCCTGGCCAAATCGATGCCGGGCGTGACCCGGGCTGTCCTTGGACTATCCTTGGCCATCGGCACCATTCTGGTCGTGGCCGGAGCCGTCACCGCCGCCGTGGGCATGGTAGGACTCATGCTTCCCGCCATCAAGGCCGGGGTCGTGGCCATCAGCGCCGCGCTGGCCGGGGTGGGTTCGGCGGTCGCGACCTATTTTCTTCCCGTCACCGCGATCATCGCGGGTGTGATCTTGTCGGTGTATCTGCTCAAACGCGCCTGGGAAACAAACTTCGGCGGCATTCAGGAGATCATCACCGGGGCCTGGAACAAGGTCTCGCTGGTGTTTCAAGGTATGAAGGCGTTGGTGGATTCGCTCAGCGGCGGCGTGGGTCAGATGTCAGCCGAGCTGGCGCAGAAGCTCGAATCCGCCGGGCTGCTGGGCTTCGTGGTCACCGTCTTCAAAGCCTATT